CTTACAGCACAAAATGAATTTGAAGCCGCATATATTCTAGCATGCCAGCATGTGCTACGTGCTTTAACAAAAATGAAATGGGGGAATGATCAAAACGCAGGATCTCCTCCGCCTATCTGTCGATTTGATGCCTACGGTGATTATCAATTTAAAAATATTCCAGTAACTGTTGCAGATTTTAAATTAGAGTTGCCAGATGGTGTTGATTATATTCAAGTTGGTAGAGGTACAATGGGTTACGGAAACACAATGGTTCCTACAAGTTGCACATTATCAATAACATTGAATGTAATGTACAGTAGAACCGAAGCTATGAACTACGGAGTAGATGCATGGCTGAATGGAAAATTAGCAGGTAAAGGATATCTATAATGACATCAACATACGATAAAGCAAGTCCGTATTATTTTACAGATCAAAGCCAGGGATACTTAGATGTCATCGCATTTAGAGATATTCCAAGCCAAGCCGACGATATACAATATGTCGTGGATCCTATCTATATGCACAGACCAGATCTATTAGCATACGATTATTATCAAAATGCAGAACTATGGTGGGTGTTTGCTATGAGAAATAAAGATATAATTAAAGACCCTGTGTATGATCTAGTTCCAGGTGTAACGATCTTTATTCCAAAGATCACTACACTAAAATCAGTATTAGGAATTTAATAAATGGCAACTCCGGGCCCAGAAGGCGATCGCAAAACTGCGCAAGATTCTAATCAAGCGGATATAGCTACTCAGCAGGGTGCAGTTCCGGGAACCACAAACGAAGCCGCCAACGGAACTATCTTAGCAGGAAATCAACCACTGGTACTCAAAGGAAGCGAGTACAACGTTCTACATGACTATAGATCTTGGAATTATGTTCTCACATTAAGTGCATTAGAAGATTCTGCATTATCAGATCCAACAAATTATGCTGTTTCTAGTCAGAAATATATTATATTAAAATCTTCTGGCAAAGGCACACAAGTAATTTCAAATCAATTAAGTCAACGGGTTGTTTCTAATACCGAAACAAACAAAACAGAGTTATTAGGACTAATAAATGACTTTAATAAAAATAGTCCTGGAAGATTTGACATGTACATTGATAATTTAAAAATCAATACAGTCATGTCGTACTCTCCTCAAGGCGGAACTGCCTTGCCTAGAAAGATTAGTTTTAGCGTATATGAACCTTATAGCATGGGTGGATTCTTAGAAGCACTACAGACTTCGTCTAGTGCGGCTGGTGCGATATCATACCCTGCAGGTAATTTTTGTCTTAAGATAGAATTTTATGGTTATAAAGATACTGTAACCGGTCCAGACGGTTCTCCCGAATTGATTCCAAACACTACTAGATATTATCCTGTAAAAATCACAGGAGTAGATGTAGAGACATCAGACAAAGGAACTACATATCAGGTAAAATGTAATTCAGAAAATGATATGGCCTATGGTCTTCCTAACAATTTAAGAAGTGATATAAAAGCAGAAGGTACTACAGTTGGAGAACTTTTAAAAAATCTTTTTATAAACTTAAACAAAGCTACAGAAGACGATGCAAAAGAAACAAAAGGCACAGAAACTAAGAATAAAGATCGTTATGAAATATATTTTGCAAAAGCAGAAGCACCCGGCACTAAAGTAGTATCTACAACATTAGGTCAATCTGATGAATGGACTGGACCTGGAAGCATTTATGCTTCGCCACTAAATGATGAATTGAGAGCTAATCCTATATATGCTTTTTCTACACCCGATCAAGCCAAGACAACTGGTGAAGGTTATGTTGGTCAGGACAAGTCTTCTTCGAATCCTACAAAAACAGATAATACTATAAAATTAGAACCAAGCAAGAACTTGGCGAATTTTGCAAAAGGGTCAAAAGTTAGCGAAGTTATCGAAGCTTTGATTAGAGATAGTGAATATACTAAAAATATGCTTAGGTCCATCGACGATGCAAAAAAAGGAGATGGAATAGTTCAATATTTTATGGTTAGAACAGATGTGGAACTGTTAGAAGGAAATACAGATCCACAAGGTCTTTCAAAAAATAAATTATTTAGATTTGTAGTATGTCCTTATCGCATCCACTATACACAAATACCAGGCGAACAATTAGGCGTAACAGATTATACTCCTATAACAAATCAGATTAGAAGAACCTATGACTATTTGTATATGGGAAAAAATAAAGATGTTATCAATTTTAATTTAAAATTCAATCATTTATATTTTCAGGCAATGCCTCCTAGAGCAGGAACTGTTGATAGTAGTGCGGCCTCAACAGGCGCCGCGGCTGGAAATACAGTAAACGTAACTGCTCCTAAGGCAAATGAAGAGACTGTTAAAGAAAAGAAAAATCCTACAGCTAAAGTAGTAACGATACCAGAAGGATTTGTACCAGCTAACGGATTACAGGGCCAAGCAAAGCAACAAGATCCCTATCATCAATTGGCACAGACAATGCACAATGCGATAACTGCTTCGGTTGATTTGATGAAATGCAATCTTGAAATATACGGAGATCCGTATTATGTAACAACAGGTGGTGTAGGAAATCAAATACATCCTTTAGTAAATCTAGGACTAACATCAAACGGCGAAGCTCCTATGTATGGCGGAGATGTTTATATAAACATAAATTGGCGAACTCCGATAGATTATGATACATTTGCAAATGGCGGTTCAATGTATTTCGATTCTCAAATATTGCCATTTAGTGGAATTTACAAAGTTACAGAAGTTAATTCCGATTTTAACGGCGGTGTGTTTAAACAGTCTATGACAGTTTTACGTATGAACGGCCAACTAATAGAAGCTAAGAAAGCAGACACAAGTCCTGGATTTAAAACAACGCCTGAACCAGGACAACAACAGGTTAAAGACATTGCTCCGATTGGAGTTCAGTCTAGTGGTTCACGACCAAACGATTTACAAATAGCTACACTTGTTAGAGGCTTGCCTAGTGCTGGCAGTTTAGGGTCTCTTCCTAACTTTACTAATGCGGCAGGCGGCGGAATTGGAGGACTTGTTGGTGCGGCTACCGGCGGACTGACCGGTGTTGCGGGAGTAGGCGGCGCGGTACAAAATATAGTAGGACAAGTTAGAACTATAGGACCTCAATTAGGGATCAACGTGGGGTCAAGTTTAAATGGTGTAAATGCGTTAGCATCTGGTATTAGGTTAGCCACTAGCGGACTGTCAAATATAATAGGCGGCGCATCTAAATTGGCTCCTGCAACTGTTGCCAGTGTTGATAATATAATAGGTGGAGCAGTTCCTACTGCAAACTCTGCCGCCACCCTAGCATCTGGTGTTACTAGTCAAATTACTGCCGGTGGCGGAAGCATAACTGGGTTAACAGGATCAGCAGTTGGCAATGTAACAGGTCAAGCAGATTCTCTATTAAACAACGCTAAAGCAAATATAACAGCAGTAACAGCGGGCGTTCCAAACTTAGATCCCGCAGGACTAGCATCTAGTGTAGGAATAGATCCCTCTCAAGTATCTGGATTGGATCCCTCAATACAAAGTAAAGTGCTTTCACAGCTACAAACATTCCAAAGCGAAGTACCAGACAACGTTGACTTAAATTCATTTAAGGGACAAGGTCTTGTTATGGCAAACGTAACACAAGATAACGTAGGAAATTTACCTCCAGTACAGCTAGACAACTTAGGCGCAGATACAAATGCCGCATTAATGATGGCTAGTGCAGGATCATTAACTCAGGGCGGGCTAACAACACCCATCAGTTCAGGAAACTTACCAGGTATTTCCGGATTTAACCAGTTGACTAATTCAATTGGACAGTCAACAAGCGGACTAACACAGGGATTAGGGTCAGTTAGTCCAACTGCACTCACAGACAAACTCACAGCATCCCAGGCGAGTTTAAATAACCTTGTAGGATCGAATCTTAATGTGTCTAACAGTCTAGCAGGATTATCGCCAGCACAAGCAGGATTAGGATCAGTTGAATCAAATCAATCTGCAATTACTAGCTTAGTGCAAGGCGGGTCTGCAGATCTTTCTAAATCAGCATCTGCTGTATTTGGTTCTAACAGAGTATCGAGTCCACTAGATAAGTTAGTGGCGTCGACAAACCAAGGGAATATAAACAATGGATGGGGTGAAGGTTAATGAGTAGTCCAGTCAATATAGAATCTAGAGGTCCTGGAAAACATATAGGAAAAGGTCCCTATCTAGGGATAGTAACCAACCACCTAGATACCACATACATGGGTATGCTTGAAGTTACTTTACTCAAAGGAACTTCTGGAAAGATAGATCTTAAAGGTACACAGGTTGCTGTTCGATACCTAAGTCCGTTCGCCGGATCAACCAATGTTGATTTTGAAGGAAACGATTCTGCAAATTTCCAGGATGTACAAAAATCCTACGGAATGTGGATGGTACCGCCAGACATTGGAAGCACAGTTTTGTGTATCTTCATAGATGGAGATTCTAACGCCGGTTATTGGATAGGTTGTGTACAGGATCGTTTTCAGAACCATATGATTCCTGGTATTGCGGCTAGCAAATACACAGAAATGACACCCGAACAGCAGACAAAATATGGTACTAACTATTTGCCTGTTGCGGAATTCCATAAGAAAAGTAGAACATTACAGTTACCTACTCCTAGTACGTTTACTAAACCTATACATCCTTTCGCAGACAGATTACTACAAGAAGGTTTATTATTAGATACTATTCGCGGAGTAACAAGCAGTAGTGCTCGAAGAGAAGTTCCAAGCCAGGTATTTGGAATAAGCACTCCTGGTCCTATCGATCAGTCACCAAATGCTAAGAGAGCTGAAATTGGATTTGAGAATCCTGTCAAAGCACCAGTTAGCCGGTTGGGAGGAACGACCTTTGTCATGGATGACGGTGACAAAGATGGTAAGAACGAACTAGTAAGATTAAGAACACGAACTGGGCATCAGATTCTATTGCACAATTCTGCAGATTTAATTTACATAGCAAATGCCAAAGGAACTGCGTGGTTAGAAATGACCAGTAATGGTAAGATAGACATCTATGCCGAGGATTCTGTAAGCATACACAGCGAACAAGATTTTAACTTTAGAGCCGACCGTGATATAAACTTTGAAGCAGGCAGAAACATGCATATCAAGGCTAGTGGTACGATGGAAACTAACGTCATCGATCAGTATTACCTTTTGGTTGGTAAGCAAGGAAAATTACAATTTGGTGGAAATTATAATCTAGATTCTAACGCAGAAATGAGATTGCAATCTAGTAGTGCAATGAGCATTTCTGCTGGTGGAGATATACGAGCGATATCGGGCGCAAACATGAGTTTAGGTGCCACAGGACAACAAAAATTAGTTGCTCCTACTATATCACTGAACTCGTATGACACAGATGCCCCAACTACTCCCGATGTGCCTACAGCGTTAGAAGTATTTTCCTTACCTAACAGAACAGCAGGAGTTGGATGGTCCAATAATCAGTTCTATAAAGATAGCGATATTCAAAGTATTATGCAACGTGTTCCAACGCACGAGCCGTGGGATCATCATGAAAGTGTCAATCCTAGTAATTTTACTCCTGATAAAACAAATACACAGGTTAACCAACCTTTGGATGCACCATCTAGTCCAACTGCAGGAAGCGGACCGGTACCTGTTAATAATAATCCTATAGGAAAACCTTTAGGAAAAAATGCCTCATCTAATGAAGCTTTCTTAAAACAGACTTTGATTAACGGGGGAGTTACAGATCCTATCAAACTAGCGGCCTGGATGGCACAATGTAAAGTTGAAAGCGGCGGATTTATATACCTTAAAGAACTTGCAAGTGGATCTGAATACGAAGGTCGTTCAGACCTTGGTAATACACAATCAGGAGATGGTGTTAAATTCAAGGGCCGCGGATTCATACAATGTACAGGTAGAAAAACATATCAATCTATGGCCAAATACTTTGGACAAGATGTTGTTGGTTCACCTGAACTAGTAGAACAGATTGAGTTAGCCGCAAAGAGCGTCCTATTCTTTTTTAATGTCTTTAAAAATATAGGATTTAAAAATAAAACGATGACACAACCTTATACTGATACTACAGCATTCTGGGATGATTGTAATTCTGTTTCTGCTCTTGTTAATGGCGGTACGAACGGATTATCCCAACGTATTTCGGCATACGCATACTATAAAAACTTGTTTACAACTCAAGGAATAAATGCTGGTGCAACTACTACAACTGCGTCTAACGTAGTTACAACTGGATCGGGCGGAGTTTTAACAGACAGCTCAGGAAACCCGGTTAGAACAGGTCAATAAATAACACTATGCCATATAAGAATCTAGTCATAACCCCAACAAATAGGAATCCTGTGATTTCTAATCAAACATCACAGTTTTACAAAGGATTCAGCACGGTAGATGAAACTAAGATCAATCCCAAGTTATATGATTATGATCTAATCAAACAGGACATATTAAACATGTTCCGCACACGACAAGGCGAGCGTGTTATGAATCCGAATTTTGGCACGATTATATGGAATGTTATATTTGATCCTCTAACAGAACAACTTAAAGAAGCAGTTGTACAAGACGTTAATCGCATATTAAATTTTGATCCTAGAGTGGTTCCTGTGTCGATTAACCTAACTGAAGAGCCATATGGCCTGCTGTTAGAGTCAACCCTGTCCTATGTTGGAACAAACCAGACTGATGTGCTTAAATTATCCTTTGATAAAGAGCTCGGGCTAGTACAACAATAATATACGTACTTAAACTTTTCAATAAATATGTTATCTAGGGCAGATAATATATATGATACCAGCAACTAATTCACAACTACTCGTCGCAGAAGATTGGAAAAAGATTTACCAATCTTTTCAAAATTCAGACTTTACTTCATACGATTTTGACACATTACGTCGTGTAATGATTCAATACCTTCGTGAAAATTATCCGGAGGATTTCAATGATTATATTGACAGCAGTGAGTATATTGCCCTAGTAGATCTTATTGCTTATCTTGGTCAGAACCTAAGTTTTCGTATTGATTTAAATGCTCGCGAAAACTTCCTAGAAACAGCACAACGCACTGATAGCGTATTACGACTAGCTCAGCTAGTCAGCTATAATCCTGTGCGCAACGTGCCTGCTAGTGGCTTTTTAAAGATAACTGCCGTTACAACAACAGACAACGTTATAGATGCTAATGGAGTTAATTTAGCAAATCAGATCGTGGGCTGGAATGATCCTACTAACACAAATTGGTATCAACAGTTTATCAGCATTATGAATTCTGCTATGCCAAATACATTTACCTTTGGTCAGCCTTATGATAAAGCAACAATAAACGGAATTCCAACAGAACAGTATCGTTTGAATACTGCCAACACAGATGTTCCTGTTTATGGATTCCAAAGTTCTATAAACGGAACTAACATGCCTTTTGAAATAGTAGGTAGTTTGTTTTCAGGACAGTCTTATATCTATGAAGATCCCCCATTGGCAGGTAATACACTAAGTTTTATATTTCAGAATGATAATCAAGGTGCTGGATCTGCTAACACTGGTTTCTTCTTCCACTTCCGCCAAGGTACAACAAACTACAGTGATTTTTCAATTACAAATCCTGTAGCGGATGAGATAATTGGAATCAACGCCAACAACATTAACAATACAGATGTGTGGTTATGGCAACAAGGTACTAACGGAGCCTATAATACTTTATGGTCTAAAGTTCCTTCAACTGTGGGTAACAATGTTATCTATAATAGTTTGTCTAGTGATATAAGAAATCTATATGCAGTATCAACAAGAGCAAATGATCAAATTGATTTAAATTTTGCAGATGGTAGCTTTGGAAACTTACCTAAAGGTAACTTCCGTTTATTCTACAGACAAAGTAATGGATTAACATATTCTATCACGCCTGAACAAGTTAGCGGAATATCAGTTTCTATTCCGTATTACAATAAGAGCGGACAATTAAACACTCTTAAACTAACACTGACATTACAATATACAGTAACAAATAGTTCTGGATCAGAATCTGTTGCTTCTATAAAACAAAAAGCACCACAGACTTATTATCTACAGAATCGCATGATCACAGGTGAGGACTATCAGATTGGTCCTTTAACAGTGGGTACAGATATTTTAAAAGTAAAGAGTATCAATAGATCCAGCAGTGGCATTTCGAAGTATTTTGAACTAAGCGACATAACAGGAAAATATTCAAGTACTAATATTTTTTGCGATGACGGAATTATCTACGAAGAACAAAGTCAGCAGACTCTTAATTTTAAATTTACAACAAGAAATGATTTCTTTGGAACACTAAAAGGAAAAATAGAACCAATCGTTCAAAGTCCTAGTTTTAAAAATTTCTACATGCAAAATTATCCTAGACCGACTTTGTCTAATTTGTCGCTGTCTTGGGTAACTGTAAAAAATTCAACTAATCAAACAACTGGTTATTTTAATAACCAGTATGGTGCACCTACAGAAACCGGCTACTTCAGTTCAAGTAATTTACAGTACGTAACACCTGGTTCTTTGATTAAATTTGCGCCACCACAGAATTATTATTTTTTACCAACTGGTCAGCTAACTT